TGCAATAATTTCATGATCAGTTTCACTAAGAAACTTATAGAGTGAGTAGGTGCTATTAACACCGCTACTTGCGGGAATAAGAATTTTCATTTAACCTACCGTTCCTAAAAATGTTCCTGTGGTTGAGATAGTTCGGCTATTCTTTCTGACAGCATATCCGGCAGCACCTCCACCAGCAGCAGCATAGAGTTGACATAGAGCAGATCCAGAGCCATTACTACCAGTACCACCTGTTGCCCCCAAACCACCAGCCTCTCCTGCGCTTCCTATATTTGTTGGGGTATCACACCACTCAAAACCTTTTGAGTGATATAGAGTTTGACGACTTGCACCACTACCTCCGCCGCCGCCGCCGCCACCCCATGTTCCATTGTTTACAATAGACCATGTAGAACCGCTGGTAGTAAAGTTAGCATAAAAAGCATCACCACCTCCTGAGCCTTGATTCCCTCCAGAACCAGAAGCACCGGTAAAGCCCGAAACAGTTCCATTATTTGTTATCGTAACAAGTGAATTAGCAGGAAAAACACCTGAGGTAATTGCATGAGTACCAGATCCGGCTAGCGTTATTCCACTATTAATAACAACAAATAACGTCCCACCGGCGGTGGCATTAAATCCAGCAGCTACAGCATCAGTCAGGAGATTAACATTAGTAGCATTTGCTGAATATGTCAATGTAATCCCTGCTGAAGCTCCGTAAAAATTAGAAAAAGAAATAACACCCGATGTGGGAACATTTGTATTACCTGCCCCTACTAAACTTCCCCCTCTATAATAGTCAGACAAGCTATTAGGTTGACTGCCAGAAAATTCTGTGGCAATCTGAGCAAAGGTAAGAGTACCTGACCCCGGAAGAGCCATTTATTTAGACTCCAAGTCTTTAACTTTTTGTGAAAGTTCTTTCACAGCCTCTACCAAGAGTGATGTGGCATTCTGATACATTACACCCTTTACACCCTTACTACTTTCTCTTACTAATTCCGGTATAGCGTCTTTAACTTCTTCATAAATAAAACCCAGAGTTCTATTTTCTTTATCCTGTTCTCGCCATTTAAAGCTTACACCCCTTAGCTTCTCCACCAAATCAAGCGGGTTAGCTATATCTTGGATATCCATTTTAGCCTCTGCTGCTGAATATGCAGTCACATTACCAGTTGCCACCAGATCACCGCTAATACCAACACCGGATGTGCTTGTAAGTATTCTCACAGCATTGTCAAAATAAATACCAACAGCGCCATTTTCAGCGGCAGTGATCATGTTTTCAGTTCCGGCTGCATTTTGAAGAAGTAAATTATTTGAAGCTATAACTAAACCACCAGTACCTGTCTCTTGAATATAACTGTGTGATCCAGTATGATAAAGTTGCAGATCACTGCCTGTACCAATATTTAATTTAGCATTATCAGCAAATAGAGCAGAAGTAGCTACTGTTAAACCAGTTACACTTAGCGAAGTTGCAACAATATTTGTAGCTGAAATGCTTGTTGCATGAAGAGTTGAGGTTGCTATGCTTGTTGCTGTAATATTAGTAAATGTATTACCAGCAACAGGAACAACCGTGGTACCATTGGTAACATAAAGAGCAGTATTTGCCGGTTCAAGGGTAACACCAGTATTACCAACAACTCTGAGAATAACAGTATCTGTGGTATCGTTATAGGATACTGAGTTTCTAACTATGTAAGACTTGGAATTATTAGGAATAAGCACAACAATATCATTATGACTACCACCCACAGAACCATTAAACTCAAGAATAGCAGAACGAGCCTGATCACCAGAACCCTGATTCTCAGTCAAAGTAACTGTTGTTGTAGTTCCCACTGTAATAGTCTGATAACCAGCAATGGCATCATCCAGAAGACTAATAACACCATCATTAAGAATCTGGCCCCAACTATTAGGATTTTCTCCATCCGTCTGTTTGGTTAGCTTAAGATTTGTTGTATATGTACTTGCCATTAACTTGCCTTTCCTTTTTCTTTCTCTTTACACTCAGACTTAAATATTGTTGCAGATGGTGCTTGTTCGATTATATTTTCGATATGTTCTTTATATACTTGACATGCTTCCAAGTTATTAAAACTACCTGTAATAGACTTTTCTATGACACCCTGATTAGAAGGCAACACTAACATTCCTATTACAGATAGGTAATAAAACATTAGCCAGCAACGTAAGCTTTGCCAGCAGTAACAGCATCAGTATAGGAAGTTTTGTCCAGACTGGAATCAGAGTACCAGTCTTTGGCAGCCTGAATTTCCAGATGGTCGGTATTGCGAGTGACCATAAGTTTTACCTCGGCAGCACCTCCCCACATAGCAAGTTCTTCAGTATCATCTGCCACAGTAGCATTAATCAGATTAACACTATCATCCATTGCAGAAAAGTGTGCGGCGATCTCAGCCGCAGTAAGTACTTCAGCCATTTAATTTCTCCTTAATTTCTTCATTAACTATGGTTAGACTTTCAACCAGAGCATTTGTAAAACCATCCAAAGATACATTTATTTGATCTAGTTGGAATTGTGAATTCTGACGTTTCTGTTGCAGATCATTAATCTGTGCAATCCAGTATTTTTGCTGATCAGTAAGATCTTCTGGATTGTAGTCTGTTCCAGCTATATTGATAACATTATTTTCTTCAGTCACACGTATGTTCCTCTTTCCATTGTTTAAGTTGATTGATTTCAGTAGATAGTTCTTGGACCGCCTTAACAAGCATAGGGACAAGTTTTCCGTAAGATGCCTCCAGCTTATCCGGGTTTTCCTTCAGGACGAGTTGCAGATATCCTTCAGCATCAAACTCCTGCTGGGCTTCGTCCAAATCCTGAGCAATAAAGCCAGCCTCTTCTATATCAACCTTCGCACCATCTCGCATATCCCATGTGAATTTTACAGGACGGAGTGTGTTGATAAAGTCCAGACCAACGGGCAGATCTTCTATGTTTTTCTTGTCTCTCCTATCGGAAAGTGCAGAGATGGTTTGAACTTGGCAGCGCAGAGAGTCAATTGCTGAGTTTCCAAGAGTTACGGAGTTATTAGTACTAACAGCAGCAGCCTGTGCATTACTCCCAAGCATCGAATTATTGGAACCGGTGGTCAAGTCATCACCAGCGAGTGATCCAATAGCAGTATTAGTTCCGCCGCTGGAACAAAGAGCTAGCGCACTATTACCTATCCCCGTATTTCCTGCCGCAGTGCAAGTAGTCAACGCAGCATATCCTACAGCGGTGTTACTGTTTGTTGATACATTGGCGTCAAGAGCATAAGGGCCAATGGCAACATTGTTAATGCCAGTTGTATTCACATACATAGCATTACGCCCGATAGCTACGTTATTGTCGGCTGTAGTAACAGCATAGAGGGCGCTAAGGCCCAGTGCTGTATTGTAACCACCTGTGGTTATCTGAATTCCCGCATATGCGCCAACTGCTACATTACCAATGCCGGTTGAAGTATCCCTTAGAGCAAGATAGCCCACTGCTGTATTAGTTCCGCCGGTGTTGGCAGCATTTAATGCCTGTACACCTACTGCTGTGTTGAAACTCGACGTGGTATTTGCGATCATCGCATAACGGCCAAACGCTGTATTAGAATGTCCGGTTGTATTGCCATTCATAGCAGCAGAGCCAACTGCTGTGTTGTAATTCGCTGTGGTATTTGCATTAAGTGCTTGTAAGCCAACCGCTGTATTTTCTGTGCCAGTTGTATTGGTAGTCATCGAATTGTGGCCCACGGCAGTGTTATAACTTGCCGTGGTATTGGCATCAAGAGCATTGTTGCCAACCGCTACATTAGAAACGCCTGTGGTATTAAGAGTTAGTGCAGCTTGGCCGACTGCTGTGTTGTAACTCGCCGTGGTATTTGCATTAAGTGCTTGTACGCCAACGGCTGTATTATTAATACCAGTGGTATTGCCAACCAGAGTAAGAGCGCCTATTGCTGTATTTAAAGTGCCAGTGGTATTGGCAATAAGAGTATTATAGCCAAGAGCTGTGTGATAATTACCTGTGGTATTGGCAGACATCGAATTGTGGCCCACGGCAGTGTTATAACTTGCCGTGGTATTGGCAGTAAGAGCGAATGTGCCTATGGCTACGTTTTGACCGCCGGTGGTATTGGCAGAAAGTGATTGTTGACCAAGCGCATTATTTTGAGTACCTGTGGTATTAAGAGCCAAAGCATAATAGCCAATTCCTGTATTATAATCTCCATCGGTATTAGTGATTAATGCGCCGAAGCCAACCGCTGTGCCACCGATACCTTCGGTATTGGCACTCAGAGCAGAGTAGCCCACTGCTACGTTATTCGGGCCGGTGGTATTGGCATCAAGAGCGTTAGCACCTACTGCTGTATTGTTGGCCCCAGTGGTATTGACACCAAGAGCATTACCACCAACGGCAGTGTTATAAGAAGCCGTGGTATTGGCATCAAGGGCGCTTACGCCAAGTGCTGTGTTATAAGTACCCGTTGTATTGGTGAACAATGCTCCCTGACCAGCAGCCACATTATGAGTTCCGGTGGTATTAGCACTAAGTGAATCGTTACCAATGGCTACGTTGTACGTGCCTGTGGTATTGGCATCTAGTGAGTTAGTCCCCACCGCTACGATACCAGTGCCTGTGGTATTCACACCTGCTGCATTGTGGCCAACTGCTACATTATTAGAAGCCGTGGTATTGGCATCAAGAGCAAAAGCACCAAGGGCTGTATTACTGGCGCCCGTCGTATTGGCACTAAGAGCCGCTGTTCCAACTGCTGCATTATTACTGGCCGTTGTATTGGCGGTTAGAGTATTAACGCCAAATGCTACATTTTGTGTTCCGGTAGTATTAGCGTCTAGACTACCATGACCAAAGGCATCACAATTAACGCCAGTAGTCATTGCTGTCATCGCCAAATTGCCAACGGCTGTATTATAATTGCCTGTGGTATTAGCAGTAAGAGCAGCGTAGCCGACTGCCGTGTTGAAATTAACTGTGGTGTTGGCACCAAGAGCAGCATAGCCAACTGCTGTGTTCTGGGCACCCGAGGTATTAGCATCAAGAGCTTGAAAGCCAACGGCTGTATTACTGGCACCGGTTGTATTAAGATAGAGAGCAGAATAGCCGACAGCAGTATTGCTGGCTCCTGTGGTATTAGAGTACAGAGTAGTGTCACCAAATGCAGAGTTGTAGCTTGCTGTGGTATTTACTGCCAGCGAGTAATATCCAACTCCCGAGTTGAAATTGCCTGTTGTATTAGAACCGAGTGCCCCCTGTCCAATAGCATGGTTTCTGGTGCCGGTGGTATTGACAATCAGAGAGCCATGGCCAACCGCTATATTACTGGCTCCGGTGGTAGTGGCCAGCAAGGCACTGCTGCCAATCGCTACGTTGTAAGCTGCTGTGGTATTGGCACTAAGAGCAGCATTGCCAACTGCTATGTTGTAAGACGCTGTGGTATTGGAATCAAGAGCGCCTTCTCCAACCGCTACATTATTAGTGCCGGTGGTATTAAGGAGTAATGTATTAAGGCCAACCGCTGTATTAGAAGCGCCTGTGGTATTTGTGAACAGCGCACTATAGCCAACTGCCGTATTATTATTCGCTGTAGTGGCACCGGAAAGAGAAAGTGATCCAATAGCAGTATTATAAGCGCCTGTCGTACTAGCATCCAGAGTATTGTAACCGACGGCGACGTTGTACACTCCAGTTGTTATACTAAGCCCGGCAGAGTTGCCGACTGCTGTGTTTTGCCCTCCGGTCGTATTGCTGAGAAGAGCATTAGAGCCAGTACCGGTATTGCCGGAGCCGGTCGTATTGGCATTCAGAGCTTGAAAGCCCACTCCTGCGTTGCGATCCCCTGTCGTAATTGCCGTGCCAGCTTCATCGCCAATGGCAACGTTGTAGTTGCCGCCTGATTCAATTGAGTTACCGGCATTGACACCCAACACAAAGTTAGAAGTCCCGGCAGTGGCTGTCTGCATATCACCATGCAGAATCAGAGTATCAGCGCTCTCATCCCATAATAGGTAATCACCAGACGTTGCACCGAAGAATTTTACGTCATAACCAGTGTCGTCAACACCTACGGTAAGTGTATTACTAAGTTGAGTCGCACCTCCCACAGACACTGCTGCCTGAAGATGTGTAGCGCCTACAACTGTAACTGTGCTGGCAAAGTTAGCAGCACCTCCAACTGTGACTGTACTTTTAAGATGTGTTGCTCCAACAACTGTAACTGTGCTGGCAAAGTTAGCAGCACCTCCAACTGTGACTGTGCTTTTAAGATGTGTTGCACCAACAACTGTAACTGTGCTGGCAAAGTTAGCGGCACCTCCTACACTCAGTGTGGATGCAAGTGAAGTAGCACCGGCAACTGTAAGTGTACCACCGATGTTAACATTACCACCCACAGTAAGTGCAGCCGATACTGCAAGACTACCAGCAATTCTACCATCTGAAATCATCGAAGCAGCTATGCCAGTTAAATGAGAACCATCGCCATAATAAGAAGATGCACATACAGCAGCATTAATAAATTTAATTGCTGTGCCACTGGCTGTCAGATTTCCACCTATGGAAACAGTACTGTAAACATTAAGACTACTTACCGAAACA